GAACACTATTCTATAAGCTGTTCTGTTAGTATCAAAATACAAGTGCAGACTTGAATCGAATTTGCCTTCAAAACCGCCTTTAGTTGCTACTACATATTGAGTAGGGTCAACTAACAAGATGTCGCCAACAGTTCCCAAATCTGCTGTTATGTGTTCACTTTCAAATGCAGGGCGACCTAGAATAGTATCTAAAGACTGTGCGTTTCTAAAAGCGCCAGCGGGCATAAATGCTGGGAAATCAGATGAACCGATTTTACAGTTTATAATTTCAGTGTAAGCGGCAGAGCCGTAAATCCAAATAGCTCTTGATTTTGAAGCCTTTGGTAAATGACTAAGCATACCAGTTAGGTTTTCACTGACGATTGTTTCTGCTGTCTGTGAAGTCTTTTTAGCTTGTGATACTTTGGCGGGTGACTGGAACACACCTAAAGGTTTGCCAACACCGTTGCCATTGATAAAAGCATCTTCTAAAATTGACCCTAAAGCATCGCCGAATACGCTTTTAACTAAAACGTCAATGGCTTGCGGAGCATCTTCTAACATATCGTTAGTTACCGGTATAATACCCATAAGGTCGTGAAGCCTTAAATTGATTTTACCCGCTTTAATATCGGATGCTGTTACCGAAGTGCCTTCTTCAGCCCAATATAAGACTACACCGCCGAAAAGATTACCGGAAGTGTGATTCTTATCTTTTAGATAAGGAATTGAAAGGGAATTGCCCTTCAATGGAATTTTTGTTGCTAAGCTCATGAAAGGGTTGCTTTCAAAAGCAGTTCTCATAATCTCGCTAGCGTAAGCTGGAGGGATTATGTATTCACCGAGAGTATCGGTTTGTAAAGTTTTTAATCTATTAGCATTTACGTCAACGGTGAAGTTCTTCACAGCCATTGTAAAATCACCAAGACCTTCAAAGCCGTTTGCTCCTTTTGTTACATCGCCTTTAATGGCTTCGAGAGCGCCGAATTTCTCTTCCCACTTCTTTGTCATTTCATCTGCGAAATTCGCACCGAACTTGGCAAGCATATCTTCCTGCCCTTCCGCTGTCAAAGCGCCGTCATACTTAGCTAAAAGTTCCTCTAAGAATTTTTTTGTTTCTGCGTCCATTTTATACTCCATTATTTTTAATATTTTTACGACTGACCCTTCAACGACCTCTTAACAGCATTGGCTATTCTGTCTCCGGAGATTTTCTTAATAGGTATCTCTATCGTGTAAGTTTTTTTGTTAATATATTCTGTTAATTCTATAATACTCTTTTCATTTCCATCTGTTCTTTCAATAAGATCCTGAAGTTCTTGCTTTAGACCTTTAATCTCATTAAGCTCCGATTCAAATTCGGCAAGTTTATCTTTTACGTTGACCTCTATCCTAGCAAGTTCGATAATGCTTTTAGTAATCGGACTCTTAAACTGCATTTTAATTAAATCTCGTGCGTGAGGGTTCATAGCTATTGGCGCTGAACTGTATTCGTAGAGATTCCATTTATGATAAGTTGTAATACCTGTACCTTCGTCATGTATAATAGTACCCTTCTCAATATTGCCATGCTTATCGTACTTCGGCTGGAATCCTATTGACCATGTATTCATAAAACCGCCTTCATGCAGTCTATAAACGTCATCGGCAAATTCAGTTGTGGCGAATTGTGATTTAACCAATACGCCATGTTCCTCTTTTTTACGCCAAAGAGACTTAGCCACCGGAAGTGCATGGTCGTTAAATCTATATTCGTGATTATACCATACAGAAGGGCTTTCTTGAAAATCTGTGTCATCCATACCCTTAGCAATCATAACGTCTTTACCTCTATCAACGTCATCAGTTGATATATAATGAACTATTGACCGTTCAGACTTTAGAGCTTCTGCTTTTTCTGATTTAACTTCTATAAAAGTTAGATTCTCTTTAACTTTTGATAAATACAATGGTATCATTTTATTCTCCTATTATCGTACATCTATCGTTGATTAGATTCTCTGGTGACCCATTGGGGTCGCCAGGATATAACATTAAATCAAAACCTTTGCGTGAACTTACATTAAAATAATCATTTATCGGTATTTTAACTCCGTCCATTTTAATATGATTCTCAAATTTAGTATCTCTAACCCTCGAATCCCGCATAGTAATCCATATTTTGTTAAAAAGACCCGCATCCCGCATAGCTTGAAGAATACCGGAGTTTAATGCACTTGAAGTAGCTGTGAATGCCAATTGCTCCCCTCGACTTCCATAAATGCCGTTTAGTTTATCAGATACCTCGTCTTTAGGCATGCCATTAAAGTTATTCAAAAGACCAAGAGTTGTAGAGTTTAACGATAATGAGTTCTGCCCTATCTTATTAAACGTCTCATTAAATAGGGTTGGATTAAAAGTAGGGCTTATATCATATTGGAAAGCGCCATATCTATATCCAGCTTCAAAGATAGACATAACCTCAATTTCAAGTAATTGCCATAAAATCATATCTTCTTCTTCTAAATTAAAGACTCCTTCAACTACGAAGTTATCTTTAACTGCTTCTAAGATTCTACGTCTCTGCGAATCGGTATAACCGTCTATCGCTGTATTGAATCTGCGTGCTGACCTTTGATAATGCCTATCGAACTGCTTCCATTTGAGTGTGTAATAGTCATCCAAACCGTTCCGTACCGGATTCGTATTTTTGACTGAATCGGTTTCTTGGTCTCCTTCGGGACTTTCTTCTTTCTCACTTTCACTCCCTATCATTTTAGCTTGGTCAATTCTTATTGCACCGCCACCTACGTTAAGTAAAGGCACGTCAGCTAGTTCGTACGGTAGTTTATCCCACTGTTCTTCATCTCTAACTTCGTTTATTGTTATAATAGCGTTTTTAAGACCGAACTCATAAAATTTAATCTTACCTTCCATATCTCTCGGAGCTAATGTATCATGCTCAATCATTAAATCAGACCCAAACTCCCTTCTAACATAACCCGTAAGTACGGCATCTACATAAGTCAATACTGGGTCAATAACACCGCTGGTAAATTGATAAATAGCTGCATCGTTAGAAGCTCTATTAGCTGCTTCGCCACCGCCTACGTGAATCCTAGATACCTTCCACGCTTCGTAAATATCGTCTTTGGTTAGTTTACGGCTGTTGGACATATCCATATCCCTAATAGAGTATGGGTCTTTCAACGGCTGTAAGCCCGAATCAAACAGACCAACGCCAAAAGCGTTATCCTTACCAGAATATCTCTCTTCCAGCTTTTCTAAAGCTCTATCAAAGTTTACCTTCTTCATTTCCGTAGTAGTTGAGAACGCTAAACCTACAAAACCGCCCTTCTCGTAGAACTTCCGCATATAGCCCATTTGCAGAGCTTGAACTTCTTTCTGGTCTAATACTGAGCTTATAATCGGATGACCGTCTAATTCTGAATTTGGGTGCGGGTATCGTAAATCAATAATATCTTCGGGTGCAATTACCTTCTTGGTCTTGCCATCGTCATAATCATAATAATCCAAAACTTTAGTCTTGGATATTCTTTTAATGAATAACGGCTGTAACTGCTGATAGGCTACGGGCTTCTTACTGTCCCTAATAATATAAATAAAACTCGAACCCCATAATCCCCAATGTGCTGCAATCTTATAAGCTATCTCCCACCACTGCTGATAAGAGTTCGGACGCTTAAAAAGTTTCAAAGCATCGTGATTTTTAAGTTCTTCCGTCTTTTCGCCTTCCTTATAAAGTCTAAAAACAGCTTTAGAAAAGTAAAGTCCCCAAGTATCAATGGCTGCGTAAATAGCGCCTACATAATCTTCCTTACGACCTAAAATCTCAAACGCCCTAACAAAAGTCGGGTCGCTTAAACTATAATTACCGCTAAAAGTCTTTTTTAGTATGCCAATAGCTATTTTATCTAAAAATTTCATAATTACCTCAACTAGCTCTTACAAAGCCCACTTTAACTTCATTGTTTTTTGAATTAGTATGTATAGCGTAACGGACGGCAGCTATACAGTCGTCATTAACCGGTACTGGTATGCCCTCAAGAGGTTTACCAGCATTATCGAGTTTCCACTTATACGACCTTAATTCTCTATTTAAGTTTGTGTTGTTCAAATGCGTAAAAACATTACACGACTTCAAAAAATCTATTCCGTCTTTAACCGAGTTATTGCCTCTAAGTGATTCTGTCATATTAAATCCAGCATCAACAAACATGTCAATAGTATCGGGTTCAGACGAATCTGCGTAAATCTCCGCATCCTTAAATTCAATTAAATCCTCTTTTTGGATATGCTCCATTAAATCGGGTTTATTCATCTTCTTTACATATAACAATTCTTTAATATAAAACTCTGTATC